CGACGGTAAGGGTTGGCGCGGCCCCGACATACAACGGGGCGACTCATTCACTACCGATCCGTCGTATTGGCACCGGTTCGGTAGCTCGATAGCGGCAACCGCCGCCGCCCTATGGCATGAGTACGGGCCGCCAGGTCACAACGTCGAACCGATCCGCGCGGACAAGCTGCCGCCGCGCCGACATCCCCGCCGCTACAAGTAGCGCACCCTGGACCGGCCCCGCCCGGTTGTCTCCGGCACCGGAAGCACCCCGCCCCGCAACACTCCGGCACCGGAATCGGCACAAGTCAGGTCCGTGACCGGAATCGCTCCGGCACCGGAAGCGGTTAGCCGCAGTCGGGGCAACGGATAACGGAACGCTGGTCGGAGTCGGGGGTGTTGCCCTCGTCCATGAGTGCCTTCGTCTCCGCCGGATAGACCCAGCCGGAGTTGTTGAAGCAGGTGCGGCACCGTCCCCGTGTCTCGATGCTGCGACCCATCTCGTCCATCAGCATCTTCTCGATGGCGGCGAGGGTCGGGAAGTTGGGGAGTTTCTTGCACTTGGCGAGGATCGTTTCCCGGTGTTGGACGGGGGCTTCGCAAATGATCGAGGAGAATGCCCATCCGTTCTTCAATGTGTTGCGGGCAATGTTGCTGGTCGGCCAGAACGAGCAGAGCCGGTCGATCATGTGGTCTAGTTCTGCGGTGGTCATAGGATTCCTTTCAGGTGTGCGGCGATCCATTGGGCGACGGGTGTGGCGACACCGTTTCCACACTGCCGGTAGCGGTGGGTGTCGGCTTGTTCTTTGCCGGTGTCTGTCCATCGGGTGTGGTTGTCGGGCCACCCCATCAACCGTTCGCATTCGGTTGGGGTGAGTCGGCGGACTGACATTGGCTGGGTAATGAACATTTGTGCGTGATGTGACTGGGGTGACGGCCACAGTGATGACAGCGAGTTCGCATGGTCAAGTTCGGTTGCGCTAAATGTGTTTGCTTTGGCATCTTCACGTACCGAATAGGCAACTGCTTGTGCCCCTGTCTGATCCAATGTGTATGCCGGTGCGCCGGGTTCCGCAACGCCTAGCCCGTTCTGCCGCTTGTCGATTTCACGTCCATCCTGAATCGGGATTGGTTGAACGATGGCGGTGGTTGCCCGTGTGTCACCCATGTCAAACTGGTTGAGGGTCGGATTGACTTGTCCCGGCACCCATGTTCCGTCGTCGTCCGAGGTTTGGGCACGACGAGACTTCACGAACGGCTCCACCACTAGGTCAGTCGCATCCTTGTAGTCACGAGCCTTCATTGCAGAGGCGGTGTCGTCGTCTGCGTAGGCTCCGAATGCGAGCATCCTGAACCCCTCACCACCGCCTCCAACGCCGCTTGCAATCTCGCTGGCAGTTGCTTGCCACTTCTTCCGGCCCTTCGCAGAATCCCCTCGCACGCTTTCCCGGACAGGTAATAGCGGGTCGGGACATCCTTCTGCGGTTGCAGAATCAAAGACAGCGACGACGAACACGCGCCTGCGTCGCTGGGGCACTCCGAAGTGTTGCGCATCCAAGACGGCCCACTCGACGACCATCGCCCCTGCTTCTGCCATTTGATCGAGGACTGTCCCGAAGTCAGCACCTCCGTTGGAACTGAGAGCTCCGACCACGTTCTCCCAGACGACCACTCTTGGAAAGGAATCTTCGGTTGCATCTCTCATCTCCTTGATGATTCGCATCGCTTCGTGGAACAAACCCGACCTAGCACCGTCCAACCCTGCACGCTTGCCTGCGACGGACAAGTCTTGGCATGGTGAGCCGAAGATCAGCACATCGACCGGCGGCAGTTCGGTGCCGGACACGGTGGACACGTCACCCCACTTGGGGACTTCGGGCCAATGCTTGCGGAGGATGGACTGGCAATGCTTGTCCCATTCCACTTGGAACCGGCAGTCGTATCCGGCACGGTCAAACCCCATGTCGAATCCGCCGACCCCGGCGAACAGGGAACCGTAGCTCAGAACACCCACGAGAACCCCACGAACACGAGCCAGAGTGCCGACCAGAATCCGATGCTCATCCCGGCGAACATGATCGTCTTGTCACGGCGAGTCACAGTTCCACCCCCTGCTGGATGTGCAGGCGGAGCCTGTCTACGGTCGCCTGCAACCCCCGCTGCTCGGAACGCACCGCCTCCAACTCCAAGAACAGCGAGTCAGCCACGTCACGGGCATCCGACAACTGATCCAGCAAAGTCTCGTTGGTCTGCCGCAACTTCTCCAACTCGATCTCCAACGCCTGCACATCCGACGCCTTCATACGAGCCTCCTTCTCCTTGTGGTGCCTGATGTAGTCCTCAGATTCCATACTTCATCCCTCCGTTCCTCATCTTGCGCCGATCCATCGGGGTCGTCCCCGCCCAAATACCGGCAGGTTCCCAGTTGTCCATCGCATACTGGAAACATTCCTGCCTGACCGGGCATCCACCACACACGATGCGGGCGTTCTTCAACTTGACGTAGTTCGCACCGTTCTCGTTGTGTTCAAGGAAGAACATCTGCGGATCCATCCCCTTGCAATGCGCTTGGGCGACCCAGCTTCGGTCGGTGTTCTTGATCTGATCGAATGCGAGCAGCATCGGATCTCTGTCTATCGTCATAGGTTCCTCCAAACCTGTGTAGTCATCGTCCCATTCGGACATGGCACCCACCCTACGGGGCGGGAGGCCAATCTTCAAGGCTTTTGCATTGCTTCACATACTTCGGACCCCATTGGCACGGGTCCCACGGTGCCCAACCAGCCACCGAATACAGCAGGTACCCGGCTTTCAGGTTGGTGAGCGGGTCCATCAGCGTTTCCTGATCGCAGACCCCCATCCGCTCGCACACCAGCCCCTCATACTTGGCGTGGTCGCGCTTCCAATGCACACCGTTCAACTGCATCAGCCCGGTATCTGACCGGTTCACACGGGTGGCGACCCGCAGCACATTGCATTCCTTGTCCACCACGTCCCCACCTCGACGGTATGGGCAGCCGCCCGATTCCCGCAGGATGATGTGCGCTAGCCGGGGCCACGTTGCTTCCGGCCACCCTGCCTCGGCAGCCAGAACGGGCAGCCACGAAACGTCCCCATGCCGGAACACGATCCGGCTGATACCCCCGTCAGAAGCCCCGGAATCGGGGTCTGGGGCGATCCTGTCGGGCACGACGATGATCGTGTCTTGTGGGATGGATGGTGCGTGGGCCGCTTCCTTGTAGGTGGCGGTTCCAATCACGCCCATGAGGGCGACGGCTCCGAGCCGCAGGAACATCAGCATCAGGTCCTCCTAACCCTAGCAGTAGTGCCGGGACTCGCCCCCACCCCTGATGCTTCGCGCATTGCCCGCATGGGGTGGGGGAGGTCAGCTCCCGAGACTAGGACTCGGGCACCCGTGCTACTGACCTTACGCCTGTGTGACCAGCATAACCAGTTCTGCGAACTCCTCCAACCTCATCAGCACGATTCCATCAGAAGTTCCGTCCGGCATTGCCACCATTAGAAACGGTCGAATATCGCCCAAAGCCTTTGATGCCTCAGACTGAGCACGAGCAGCGGCGAAACGAGTAGCAATCGGGCCAATCTGGGCACCCGCCTTGACTTCCACCCGAAAGAAACCCGCCCAATGTTCCTCGTGCCGAGAACCTGCCTTGCCTGTCGCAGTAAGACCGAGTTTCTTTCGCGCTCGTCGAGCCTTCCCGTCTCCCTTAGCACGGTTCCGTTGTCCTCGTGCAACAGGATCACCGCAGCCCCTGACCCGTCGCTTCCCGTCCTTGCTAGCTGGACGTAGCAAACCGTACTTTGGGCATTCGGGAAGCGAACACTTCTCCTTGTTGCCATCGCATTCTCCCTTCCGTTCGTCCATCAGTCGATGATCTCGTAGTCGGCTTGTGACATGGTGATGAGCCTGCCGTTCGTTTGGATTGCGATCCATGTGGGTGCGTCGGGGTCGCACAGGCATCCGGCTGTCCGGTCGGGGAGACGGATGACGACGGCCTCGCACTTGTTGCAACGCATCGCCCAAATGCCGCGCATCACTCGACCTTCGACAAGGCGAGGGCGGCGGACACGAGGAAGATGCCGAAGCCGACGGTCATGATGAAGTCGGTCACGGGTTGATCGTTTCGTACCAAGCGTCCGACCACAGGCAGTCGTTGCCGCAGGGGTGGACATAGACGATGCAACCGTCCTCGTCGAGTGCGGCATAGGTGCGGTTGCACATGCCTTCCTGTGCGAGTGCCATTGCCTTCAACTGCCACGGCGACACGGTGAATATCTTCCATGCCTTCTTCAACATCCGGCCCCTCATCAGTTCTCCTCCCAGACACGCGGCTCCAACCGGTGCTCCATCCAGTCGATCACATCCACCGTGTCCATCAGAAGCTGGAACACGGGGCCAGCGGGGAACTGGTCTGCCATTTCCAGCAGCCGTTCCCGCACCGACTCCACCGTCAACTCCGACACATGCGCCTCACCAAACGGGTCGTACGTCACTTTGCGCCTCCCTCGCACCGGCAAATGACACGCTTGAACTCGTAGTGCTCGCCAGTTTCATCGTCCACCCAACTCACATCCTCAACACGGACAGACGGTTCGGACAACGGGATCATCCCGCCTATCCGCACATCATTGAGAATCAGACGACTCATCTGCTCCGAAATAATCGGGACAAGTTCATCCGCCTCGGCAGAGGAAATATCGGCACTAAGACCGAATGTACGGGTTCGCATCACTCCCCCTTCAAGTAGGAGATGACCTTCGACGCATCGCCCTTCGTCATCTCGTCGAACGAACCGAGCACCCGGCCCACCACCTCGGAGCAGACCTCCAACACCTCGCGGCGGTCAGTCACGTTCCGATCCTTCAAGATGCCCATAATCGCACCGATCTGCGGCTTGGACGCCGGGGCACCCGGCTCCTTGATGGACGGCTTCGGCTTCGGCGCATCCTCGATGACCTCGGCGTCGATGATCTCCCCACCGAACTGCTCGGCAAGGTCAGCGACCATCTCGTCGATGGACGGCGGCTCCGGCGCGTTGTCCGGTGCGGCGAACGACTGCAAATCCTTGAACGCCGCCCGCAGCGCGGGCATCTCGGACTCACGCAACCCGGCCAGAGTGACGCCAGCGTTGTCCGCGACCTGCTCCGGCGACAGCCCCGCCTTCTTGCACGCCTCACGGAACCGGGTCAGGTTCTCCACCGACACCAACGGATCAGCATCCGCCTGGGGTGCGTCCACTCGGGTCGCCTGCACACGCTGCGGCTCGGGCTGGGCATCGGCCTGCGCCATCTCCTCCGTCGTGTAAAGCCCCGACAAGTCCTGCGGGAACGCCTTACGGAGAGCGAGAGCCTCCGCGCACTTGGCGAGCATCCGGTGCGGCATCTTCGACCACAGACCCATCGGCTTGGAGTCCTTGCCCAACTGGACGTACTCCTCCCAACGGGCGGTGGCGGTGAACTCGCACACCTGACCGGCGACCACCTTGCGGACAGTCACCGTCGCGGACACGGGCTTGCCGTCCTTCTCCACCCACGACTCGTCCGACCCGGCGTACACGCCGGTGCGCTCCGCAATCAGCCGGTAGCCGTCGATCCCAGTCTGGATCGTGTACCGCATCGCGTTCGCCCGACCATCCCACCGGCCCACCATGTAAATCTGCTTGGCGAACGGGTCGAGTCCGGTGCGCTGGCATTGGTGGAAGAACACGCCGAGGTCACCCTCGGACACCTTCTCCACCCCCAGCTGCTTCAACGTCGCCAACTGCTGCGGGGTGAACCCCTGCTGGTCGGGACGGATGACGAGATTGCTCATTGCTGTGCCTCCTTCGCTGTGATCCGCATGGTGCGGTATGTGGTTTCTTTCTTGAACTTGGCGTACAGAGCCGGATGCTCCTTCTCAAACGCCTTCGTGTCGAACGACGACCGGGTGGCCGACTTCCACGTCACCACCGTAGTCCCATCCACCTGCCCATACTCGGCATTTCCGAGCAACAGACCCAGTTCGCCCTTGCATTGCTCCTTGATCGCCTCAGCCGACTTGATCTGGGCATCGGCCAACGCCATCCGCTCCAACGTGTCGTAGACTGTGGCATCGAGGGCAACGCTTTGACCATCACCCATTGGGTGCAGGCGGACGGCATGGTCGTAACCCACGTCTGCTCCCTCTGGGATCATTCCCATGTCGATGAACGACAGGAACTTGCGTACCGCTTCGATGTGGGTCTGGCGTTCGTCGGAGCTGACGGACTGTACGACGAACTGCAAGTCAAGATCGGAATCAAACACGACCCACTCGATGTTTGGGACGTTCGCGCAGATCGCCTGGTGCACACCCTGCCAGTACCAATGGTCTGGCAACTGCCCCTTCCAGCGGCGGTTGTACGTTTTCACCTCGTAAAACTGTCCGCCGCTGTCTAGCCCGTCCATCGTGGCGAGCATCCGCACGCCCGGCTCCTCGTAGCAGTAGAGCTGCTGCGGTTCGACGATGGTGACGCCGAGGATTTCTCCGGCCCACTTGACGATGGGGCCTTCGAGGATGGTGCCCCGGCGCATTGCGCTGTTCGCTTCCTTCGGCTGCGGCGGTTCGTCCGCCAGCAGTTCGACGGCAAGGTCAGCCATCGTGACGTACGGGTGGCAGCCGTGGACGGCGGCGGCGACGGATGCGGTGATCCGCTTCTCACCTGCCTCGTTCTGCCAGCGGGCTGCCAGCCAGTCTGCCGACCCGTGGGGCGGCTTTGGGATTGTGTAATGGTTCATTCGGGCACCTCCTATGCCTGTCTTGTACCTTACGGGTGTTGCAGGGTTACTGCAACTCTTTTCTGAAACTCGGCTGATCTAGCAGGACGGTCTTGCGGATCATGCCCAACGGAATGTGGACGGGCATCCCCACCGTGTCAATGTCCGGCAGGTCGTCCGGGAAGTAGCTGTTCACCAGGGTCAGATACCCGTCGAGGCAGTCGGGCCATAGCCAGCCGACGGTGGCGACCATCGCCGGGCCGGTCTTGTATTCGGTCGTGTCTGTCCAGCCGTTCGGCCCGTCAAACGCATCTTCCCAATAGACGACGATCAGCGACCACGGCATCGGGACATCCTACTCGCCGGTCTGCCCGGCCCATCCCTTGTCGTAGTAAGCCTCCCACTCGTTCGTGGTGCTTTCCCGGCGCACCTTGTCCACCATCGCCATGCACGCCAGATATCCGGCGGCATCGACGAGGCTGTCCCGATGCAGCTTCCCGCCCGCAAGGTTGGTGCGGAGCCGTGCCATCTTGACGGACACCATGAACAGGAGTGCCTGCTCCAACGTCAGGTCAATCCCCGTCAGGGCACGAAAGATGGTAACCACCTTCGTGTAGTCGTCATACGGATGCGAGTAGGTCGCCTGCCGTGGGCCGGTCACCAACTGGTGTGCCTCCAACAGCACGTCCGCCCCATTGTCGTCGTTCACCACTTCTCCTTCCTCCTATCCATGCAGAACACGGGTGCCTGAAACGTGATGTTCTTCTCCGGCGTGACCACCGCCAACGCCTGCTGAGGCTGCTCAAAGTTGAACCCCGACAGCAGGGCGTACTCGTCGAACCCCTTCAACGATCCGTTCACGATCATCGACGGGGTGGACAGGTACTGGTGCCAATGACCCAGCCACAAGGTTGCGAACTGGTTGCCGGTCGCCATGTACCGCTGGTACTTGCGGGCACGCATCCGCATGATCGGCGGATAGATGCCACCGATACCGCCGCCACCGTTCACCTGGTCGCCGTGGGTGACGAGGTGCCCGTGGTCGTAGATGCGGATCAGCGCATCGGCGGACTCGGGGATGGTGAACGTGATCTTCGGATTCTTGGCGAAGTGACGTTCCACCATCTTCGCCAGCAGATAGTCGAAGTTGGTGCGGACACGCTGCTTCATCCGGGGCTTCCGGGTGGTGCGCCCGTGGTTGCCGACCACGCTCACCACATGGCACTTCCCGAACTCGGTTGCCAACAGGTCGAGGGCGGCGGCCAGCTGCTCCGACCAGAACAGGAGCGACCCGATCATCGTGTCCTCGTTCGTCACCGTCAGCTCCTCGTGGATGTCACCGGTGAAGATGTCGCCCCCGAGGATGACGACCACCCCGTCATAGGTCACCCCAGACAAGTAGTGGCGCGCCAACTTGACCACGTTCTGCGCCCACCGCTCCAACCGCAGCACGGCGATCTCACGGTTGTAGGCGTTCAACCCCTCCATCTCGTCGGGATTCACCACCTCGTCAAAGTGGGTGTCCGACAGCATCACCACAAGGGTCGCCGCAGACTTCTTCGGCTTCGCCGGAACCATCCACATCGGAGGCTCCAACCGCTGCGTCTCCGCCCGCTCGACGATCCCCAGCACCTGCTCCAACTCGTCCACACGGGACTGCAACTGGCCGTTCTGCCGGGCGTACTGGTCACGCTGCTTACGGACAAGCGACTCGTCCTTCTGCTGCGCTGCGATCTCATCCTTCATAGACATTGGCGATCTCCCCTCGACGGTAAGCCTTGATTGACGTGATACCGATCTTGTAGCCACGGGCCGACAACACCCGGAGGATCGCCCCCGAACTGAGCGTCGGATCACCCAGAGCCTCCAACAGATCGTTCCTGTCGTCCTCCGACATCTCCCGCAGGATCGTCGTCAGCACAGGCTCACGAACCCCACCGCTGGGGACACGTTCAGCCTGAAACTGCTTTGCCAGTTCTCCCATGCTTCTCCTCCTCGATCAGCCGGTCGATCTTCTCCACCAGCCCCCACAGTCTGTCAGCCTCCGCCCTCCCAATCTGGGATTTGCGGAGGCAGTCCCGCAGGAACTTCAACTCCACCGTACTGAACTGCCGTGCCATATGCAACAACCCTCCTTAGAGGGCGGCAGGCTATCGGGCTACTTGTGCCCGTGCAAGTGGTCGGTGAACCGCTCCGCCAGATGGTCAAGCTTCTGATCCAGCCGATCCTGCTTCCGGCCCACCATCTTCAACAGCCCCATGACAAGCTCGTGGTCACCCTTGTTTTCCTTGCGAACCTTGTTCAGCAGGGCGACGATGATGGAGCCAACCGCCGCAATCAGGGCTGCGACGATGACTGCCATCGGCTGATCCATGTCACGCACCCACCGCAAACACGGCAGACACCTGAATGGGCTTCACCTTGCCGTCCACCTCAACATGGAACCAGTCTCCGACCCCGCCAAAGGTGACGGTCGGCTTGTCGTACACCTTCCAATCCCAGCGGTCGCACCTCCACGCCCGACCATGCTTCCCGAAGCCATAGTCAATAATCATCTGGATTCCGAGGGCTTCGGCGTTGGCGACCAGAAAGTTCATCGCCTCAACAGCCTGTTTGCGTCCGCCGAACCGGACACCCTTGTGCTTCATGTACCGCCACGACACGTCAGCAGCGATCCCACGGGCATGGTTCGACATCTGCTCCTTGCCCCGGATCGGACGGACACCCCACGTCCCGTTGTCCCACAAGGCCGGATACTTGGCGCACAACGCATCGACCAATGCCCGCAGGTGCGGCAGTTCCTTCCGTCGGACAGGGAGACTGTCCGCCACATAGAGGCGGCGCATCTACTTCTTCTTGAACTTCCCGAACCGCAGGTCGGTCGGGTCAAGCCAGGTGTAGACGAGCGGCAGGACGGAAATCAGGGCTGCGTGGAACAGGGCCACATAGTCCCGTTCACCCGCCGCATAGAGGGACAGGGCGGAGGCGACGAACACCTTGCACCACGACTTGACCATTTCCTGCGTCTCGGTACTCATGGCGGCAGACTATCAGGCGGTAAGAATCCGCCCGGCTTCCCGCAGGATCGGCTTCATCTCCGGGTAGTAACGGTTGTCGTCCGGGCCAGTCCAGACGGTTCCGTCCATCTCGATGCTGATCGGTTCGGTCATGCCGAGGTTGTGGCACGCCTGCCGGATAGCAACAATCATCTCAAAGGTCATAGTGCGATCAGCGTAATCCGTCGGTTGGCGAACGTCGCCGTCGTCGCCGCACCCGTCCGATACTTCAAGGTGAACGTGTTTGATCCGGCGGTCACGGTCAGCGGGATCAGCGCGGTCATCTGGTATGCGCCGTTGCTCGTAGACGACGTGACATAGAGGGCGTTTGCGTCCGAGGCAGCGGTTGTCGTCGTGCCGGACACGGCCACACCGACCACACCGATGCCCTGCGAAGTTCCGTTGTAGACGGTGGCGGTGATCGCCACCAGCACGCTCGTCCCAGTAGTCACCGTCACCGCCGGGCCGCTCGTGGATAGGTCACCGAATGATGCGCTCGTGTAGGTCTGCGAGGTGGACACCTCAGCCGTCGTCACCGACGACACAGCCTGCGTAATCGTGCCCCAAGCCAAACCAGTCGTCTGCGTCGAATCGGCTTTCAGATACTGGCCATTCGTACCGACCGCAAGACGGGCCACCGTGTCTGCCGCCGTACCAGCGATCAGATCACCCTTCGCATCCACAATCGTCGGCTGAATCGCAGCGGCAGCATCCAGCTTGGCGGCAGTCACCGCACCATTCGCAATCTTCGCCGTCGTCACCGCACTATCCTGAATCTTCACGGTGATAACCGAATCAGTCGCCAAATCGTCCGCGACCACCGCACCCGTAGCGATCTTCGCCGTGGTAATCGCCGCATCAGCGATACCCGCCGTCGCCACCTGACCCCACTTCACGCCGTTCGTCGCCGTCGAATCAGCCTGCAACACATGGGTGTTCGTCCCGACACCGAGGCGGTTGATGTCCGTCCCGTTCGTCGTCAGCAGGTCACCCTTCGTCGTCATCTTCGACGCCAACTCGTTCGCCTGGTTCGCATCGACAGCGGTGAACACCGGGTAGATCGTCGTACCCGAAGCATGGGTCTGCGCCGAAGTGTCATCCTGCGCCCTCGTCAGCGTCAGGCTCGTCCCCGAAATCGTCGCAAGGCACTTCTCCTCCGACGACGTGCCGGGGGACAGCACCACATAGAACGGGTCAGCCCCAACCGGCCAACCCGTGTTCGACGCAATGGACACCGAAGTGTCGGCAACACCAATGTTGATGGTCGTCGTCGTAGACGCCGCCGCACCCTTGTATTGTCTGCGAACCGGCAAGGCCATAGCGGGCTTACCTTACACTACGCATAATCAGCAGGCAGGTGCCATCCCAATCCCACGGATAATGGGCATCATAGGCTCGCACCGGCCTCCACCGGACATCCTCCACAATCACCGAATACGACCGGTTCCCCTCCTGATAGGTGACCACACGCGGATTGTCCACAAGGTTCCGCAGCCGATCCAGCTCGTCGTCCACATCGACGAAATAGTCCCGCCCGTTGGACGGGGTGACGACATGGTGCAACAGCAGCGGCACCGAAAAGATTTGGGCACGGAGCGGGGCAGCATAGGCACGGCCCATCCAACGGGTCACCACCGGCCCGACCGTCGCATCTGACCCAGAACGGGTCAAGGTCAGCTGCACCTCAGCCTCAAACACCCGTGTCTCAAACCCGTCAAACGTTTCCTCCAAGTCACCGGATTGGGTCATGTTCCCAACCGTCACGAACGTCCCCTTGTCGTTGGACACCGCCAACGACACCGAGCCGTTCAGAGCCTCGGCACGCAAATCCCACTTCGGAATGAACTTCGCATCCGGCACATCCCACCGGTAGATACCCGACCGCAAGGTGCCCGACGCCACCTTGCCCGTAGCGTGCTTCTTGTAGAAACCCAACCCGGCGACAGCGAACACCGGCTCATTGTCAAACTCGTGGACATCCGTGACCGTGCCCTGCCCAGTCACCATCAGATCGGACGCATAGGCAGGCTGATTCGTGGAAATCTGGGTAGCAGTATCCATCCTGCCGATACCGGTCGAAACACCGTCATAGTTCGTCCACCCGAAATAGACGTACTGGCCGACAGACCCGAACGCCGCCGTACTTGTCCCCGTCCGAACCAGCGGCCCGACCACAAGGTTCCCGTCGCCGTCCGACGTGCAGAACCTGAACCCAGTCTCCAAGCCGATGACGACAAACCCGAGATAGCCGTCGATGTTGGTGACGATCTCACCCAACGGCAGCTCGGCTGCAACCGTCGGGATGTCGAGGGCGGTTCCGTCAGCCTTGATCGTCGTCTTGTAGATCAGCGTCTTGTTGCCCGCATACCCGGCACAGTAGATGTGGTTCTGCCCGGCGGCGAATCCGACCCAGTTGAAGTTCGTGTTCGGATGGGTGAACAAGGCACCGGGGTTGTTCGCATTGGAACCTGGTGTCGTGGTGATGTTCCAAATCTTGTGCTTGTCCACCCCCTGACCGGCGACCATCAGACGGCCCTTTACATAGGCAAGAACGCCTGCCTCGATGCCGGTGATGTAGTTGGAGTTGGTGCTGATCCCCGCGTTCGTCTGGTCAATGTCGCCGTTCGCATACGAGTAGAACACGTTGTAGCCGTCGGACGCCATCGAATACAGGTTGGACGCATCCGTCCCGGTCACCGTCGTGAACGTGGAGAGATCGGACGAATACTGGACTGTCTGCCCATCCGTAATGTAGAGACGCCCATCGGCGGTCGCCATGTAGAAGTTGGAGTTTGCCGACGCATAGAACTGGGTCACATCCGGCAGGAGCGACAGTTCGCCCCGAGTCCACACGTCCACACCCTTCGACGTGTAGAACCGGTACGGCTCCGCATCAGCCGTATCCGAATACTCCTGACCGGCCCCGTAGTGCCAAGACGACTGGCTGCGCCGCCACAACCCCTGCGGGTTGATCGCCGCCTCACCCGGCTCCGTGGACTGATCCACCGAATCACGGACACGAGCATCGTACTGTCGGGCAAAGTCACCCGACTTCAAATCCAACATATACGGACGGCCATTCACCGCCACAGGGAACACATCCGGCACGAGGGTCGTCGCACCCGTACCCGTATAGAACGCAGCATCGCCGTCAAGTTTCGTCGTAAAGTCGATTAGGGCAGCCATCTCACGCCCTGATCGTCAATGGATACTGCCTCGCCAGCTTCGCCTTCTCCGCAATGACACGATCCCTGCGGAGACGCAGAATGTTGTTGAACGAATCCCGCATCGCACCCGGCGGCACCTCATCGGCACGGCGGGTGTCGCCCTGCGCCTCCGTGAAGTTCCGCTTGACCTCACGCACCGAGAGCATTCGGATCATCACACCCATCTCCAAGATGTCCTCCATCGTCTGAGGCACCTTGCACACCGTCTGAATGTCCGACGCCAACGTAGAAGTACGGACGAACGGGGCCGTGTACCGGACGACCAGCGTTCCCGCGACCGGAGCCTCGTCGAACACGAGGGCGAACGTGGACGGGAAATCTGCGACCGGCAGGTTCCGTTGCAGACGCACATTCCGCACATACGGGAAATCGTCCGACTTGTATTTGACCCGCACGTCAATCAGATCAAGCAGGCTGGTCACACCGGTCATGTCGATCTGCCGATCCGACCCGTTGTACGAGATCGCGGTCGTCGTCACCACCTGATACAAGCCGTTCGCCGGGGATGAGAGGTCGTCAATGTCCTGATTCAACGCATCCAGCAGCTGTGCCTTCGGGAACCGGGGGTTCTGGACGATGATCGCCCCAGCCGAATGGGATGCTGCCGTGGTGCCCGCATAGCCTCGCTCCACGGTCAGCGTCTTGGAACCGGTGTTGGCCTGCCAAATGTAGACCAGTTCCGAATCGATCTCAAAGACGGTGCCCTCACGCAACCCACCTAGTTCGTAGGTGGTCACGAACGAGGTGTCGTCAGCGTCTACGCCGGTCGCAAGCTTGTTCCGTTCCTCGACGACCCCGGAAAGCAGTTGGCGTTGTACGCGGTCAAGCAGCGCACCAGCGGTGGACATTTACTTCTTCTTCTTGCCCTTCTTCTTCAACGCACCGGCAGGCTTCGCGTAGGCGGGGACGGAGACGGCGTTCATCTTCTTGGTGCTGGTGTAGCCCTGCTTCTTCACTTCATCCTCTTGTTTCCGGCAGCCTTCTTCTTGTTGCCCTTGCCGTACTCCATCATCCGTTCCTTCTTGCCCTCGGTCTTTTCGTGCATTTTCATCGATTTGCCGGACTTCTTGGCTTCGGCCTTAGCCATCGCCATACCCTTCTTCGTGTACGGGTATTCCTTCTTACCGACCTTCGGCATTGCTCCACCTTTCCTTTGGGAACGTGGCGGACGCTACCACATCACCATTTCACCCGATCCGCCCAATACGCGGCAGACATCTTCCCCTTCGCAATATTCTTCGCATGACGAGCCTTGAACGACTCCCGACGCTTCCGATACGCCTCAGACTCCCCCGCCTTCTTAGGCGACCCCGAAACCCCCTGCTGACCGAACCGGATCAGCTTCACCTGACCCCCTTCCTTCGCCAGCACCGCATGGGACTTCTTCGCACCCGGCGTCCGCTTCGGCTTGTTATACCCGGCGAACCGCTCACCCCGATACTCGATAGTCACTTGCCCCTCCCCTGACGGGACGCCCACGCATTGTCCACCAGATTCGGATACGGACGACCCGCCTCCCTAGCCCGGGCCTGCGCCGCCTTCTTCTGACCGGCAGACAACGGAGCCGACTTCTTCTTCGGATTCTTCTTGTCCCAAAACTCTTTCTTCACGCCACAACCTTTCCAGCCTCAGCAGCAATGTCTGCCACGTTCTCGGGCACCACATTATCCTGCCCCGGCAACAGCACCCACCGCTTGCCGTTCACCTCGACCGTCACCTTCTCCTTCACACGGACAGGAAACTCCACAGACGGATGACGCACCTTCCGAGACGTGAGCCGCTCACCCACCGGCACGGCGGCCACCAGTTTCTCCGCAGCCTGACGCCACGAAAACTGCTCCCCAGCCCTCGGCGCACCATCAACCGCCGCCGCCTTCCACCTGCCACGATCCGCATAGACGGCACGCATCAGATCGACCAGCCCGTCCAGATCAGCCTCATCCCACCTGCCGACCGACCCCGGCACCTTCCGATGCGGCACCACCGCAGACGCCAAATGAGCGAACTCCGCCTGCCCCGAAGTAGCCGTGATGATCGTCGGCACACCCAACGCGATGTTCTGCAACGGGATCAGCCCAAACCCCTCGCCACGCGCAGGCGCAAGGAAACAGTCCGACTGGTTGTAGAAGTTCCGTTCCTCCTCCACAGACATCCACTCACGAAACCAAACGACCCCCGGCACATCCATCTTCGGCACATCCGACGCATGAGGCGCAGCCTTCACCCGCAGCTCCGCATCCGGCAACTTCGCCCGACGGAACGCCTCCACCACCAGATCAAGACCCTTCCGCTTCCACAACGACCCGCCAGCCGTGAACACGAACCGGTCATTCTCCGGTCGGGCAAACGGCTTCCAGAACCGGGCATCCACCCCCAGCGGCACGGCAGACACCTTCGGATGGTGCGGGCCGAACACCTCGACATTGTGGGCGCACGGGACGAGCACCTGATCGTATTGGGACATCCACCGGCGGAACCGCTCAGGCAGAACATCGGTTTCCCACATCGTAAAGATCACACGATGCGCCCCCTCATACCACGACTTGATGGAGAACGGCACGGACATCAGCACATCCACCGAACCCATCGGAGACACCTGCACCCCCGACGGCAAACCGGAGATGAACCCGTTCAGCATCGACCCGTAGCCGAACCTGCCGTCCGTAAACCCGTGCCAATGCTGGACGTTCACAACCACTCCGGCGGCCACACCGCCCCCGGCTTCAACCCGCCGTTCCTCGCCATCATCTGCGCCAACCCCACGTTCCTCAACGCCACATCAAAGTTCCCCTTACGGGAATGCTGATCGTCGTGCAACGTGTAGAACATCCGCACCCTATCCTCAAACCGCACATCCAACCCGTGCTGCAAATACTCGATGGACGCAACCCAATCAGCCCACATGATCGGACGGTACGGGATGCGCTCAAACACATCCTTCTTGTAGACCGCATAGCCCGACAGCGTGTAGAACGGTGCGTCAAACGCCCGCTCATAGTTCTCGCGCCTCGGCATCCTCACCGCATCAAACGAATCCAAATGACCGGACACAATGATGTCGCCCTCCAACACCAAGTCGGCAAGACCATTGGGCGGCATCCGGTCATCCACCATCAGCGGAGCCACATAGTCCTGCGACGCACAGCGAAACAAATGGTGGATCGTCCCCCAATGCTTCGGCTCCACCAGATCAACCTGCTTCCAACCGACCGGCAACTGCCGCAACTTGTCCGTCGCAAGAATCACCTCAGCCGGAGCAGGGTCCAACGCCCACACCGAGTCAATCCACTCATCCCCGAAGCGACCCCAATAGTCGCCCCACACCATCGAGACGAGCGTTACACCAACGGTCGGTTTATCCCCAGACCAGTTTCCACTTGCCACTTGTATTCCGCCTTCTGCTCCACCTGAGCTGACCCGTCAATCGCCTTCGGCTGCAAACCCTCCGACCTCAAACGCTTGTAAGCGTCAAGGTCCTTCTCCAATATCTTGTCCTTCTGGTTGATCGTCGCCGCCCTCGCACCACCACGGCGCGTCGGGGTCGCGGAGGCTGCAATCGACAGGCCGGAAACCTTGCACCCGAAGCAGCCCGGCACATCCAGATTCGGATGAGTCTCCCGGTGCTTCATGTGATGTACGCACCGTACCCTGCCGCCGTCAGTTCGGCAGCCTCAGCAGCCGTCACCGTATGCACATGACCTCCCTCATAAATCTTGGACACCTGCCCGGTGTCCCGCTGATCCACCTCGGTGAACGTACCATCGGTCAGCCGATACACGTTCCGGCCCCGAGCCTCCGGCTCGAAGAACCTCCACAGCCGACGCTGCAATCCGCCACGGCTCATGTCCCCATAGTGGACGAAATCGTCTGTCGGCGGAATGAACGTAGGCACGACGACAGAATACAGGAAGCGGGGGCCGGGCGCAGGAGGAGACGCCCGACCCCCTAATCCTGTCTCGGAACTAGGAGTTCGTTCCGATGCTGGACGACGACTCGATGCGTCCGAGCGACTCCTCACGGAACCGACCGTAGCCACCGAGCCAGTACCAGCCCGTCGGGTTGAACCGGCGCAGAACGTCCACGACCGGTCCCATCACCACGCGCGGGAACGGGCCATTGCCGTCCACCATCGAGTACGCCTTCGCCAGCGACTGACGGCCCATGACGTGCGTGCAGTAGACATCCACCTTTGCGGACGAACCGGTCGAGGAACCCGACCCATCCGACGCATCGGTGAACACCTTCGCGCGCGGCGTCTCGATGAACCGCACCGACTCGAACGTTCCGATCTCACCGTTGTAGATGTTCTCGGTGTCCACGGCGACGTGCGGAGCGTTCCACGAGGCATTCCCCGTCTCACGGCGCAGGTCGTAGGAAACGTCCGGGTGGATGAAGCCCATGTAGTAGCCGTTGTAGGTGGCGACGTTCTTCTTGCGGAGCGAAGCCGTCATCTTGCGGATGTCGTTCGCCGTGATGATGTCGTCGCTGCCCACCGTCGCACGGCTCGTCGGGAGCGAAGCCCCACCCGAACCGTAGAAGATGTTCTGCGTGCCAGCCGCGAGAACCTCACGGACAACCTGGTCGATGGAGTCGCCAGCGTTGTAGCCGATGATGTTCGCCGCCGCCGTGTCCACGTCGAGGAACGAGGTGCCACGGAGCTTGGCGGTCGTGTTCACCGCGTTGCCGTACTCGGCCAGCGTGACCGTCACCTGCGAATCCGACATTGCAACCGGGGTCACATCCGTCGTCTCCCCGAGGGGGCTGGTCGCCGCCGACAGGTCAGCGAACTTGGTGAAGATGACCGACGAACCGGGCATCGACTGGTTGGTGGGCTGAACGTCCGCAGCCTGATCGAACAGCAGCTCGGAGCGGAGCGCGAAGTACGCGATCTGCTCGTATGCAGCCTGATCGACCGAGAGCGAACTCTGCTCGGTATATGCCATTGGGGTTTATTGCCTTTCGGGTCGTCCCGTCAGGCTGACCCGACGGGTTAGAGGGTTTCTGCTTCTGCTCGTGCTTGGGCCAGAATCTGCATCACCTCAGCCTGCGAACGGGCATTCTTGATCTTCGCCGCATAGTCCACCACCGGCTCGCTTGTCTCCCCAGCGGCGGTCGTCCGCGCAATGCGGTTGAACGCCTGCTTCTCCGAATCGTTCACACGGTTCGGTGTGAGAAGGCTTGCTTCCTCGGCAGCAGAACGGATTGCCTCGACCGACAACTCGCCGTCGTATCCCTTGACGAAATACTTCGCCTTCGGGTCGTCCGGGTTGATGCCAGCCTTTACGAACGTCAGCTCGCGTCGGGCAGCGTCCGCTTGTGCGGCCTGCTCACGCAACGCCTTGTTCTCGGCTTCCAGCTTGCGCAGATGTGCGCGCACCGGGTCCTTCGGCTGATCTGGCTGCTCGTCCTCAAACTCATGGTCGTCAGACATGGCCCACTCCTTCCGCCCACACACGAACCGGAGGAGTCCGTGTGGCTGCAAGCATCACCCTTTGTTTCACGTCAGAACCGGGGCTTCCTGACGGTATCCCTTGTGGGATGCCGTCACAGTAGCACACCCCTATTCTGCGAGGCCGGTGGCGAGGCGGGTCGAGCCGGAAGTCTCACCCGTGGTGCGGGCGAACTGACCGCCGCCCTCAAAGGCCGCGACCCGGCGACGCTGACGGGCGGCAAGCCGCTGCTGGGCAGCAACATCCGACCCGAGCTGCGCCATGACCAGTTCCTCCTCGGTGATGGCTTCTTCGCCGCCGAACTGCTGACGCAACTCGCCCATCCCGCCGATCTCCGCAAAGCCTCGCTCAGCCTCGGCTGCCGTCACCCCACGGGCGGCGAGGTTCTCAGCCAACGCTCCGGTCAGCTGGATGCCAGCCTGCTCCGCACCCCTAGCGGCGATCTGGGCGGCACGGGCCTGACGGGTCAGCAGCGGTGCGGCACGAGTCGGGTCAAGGAAGTAGGCGGCCAGTTCTCCTTCACCCACCCCGTACAGGGTACGCATCTGGTTGATGACCTGGGGATCGGCGTCCTTGACGGCGCGGTACCCCTCCTCGATGCGGGTCTGCAACTCGGCGGGCGATACGTCACCTTCGATGAGGGTCTGGAAGTCGTCGGTCTGGTCGTAGAAGTTGGCGGGCAAACCGTTCGCTTGGAGGAGGGTCCGGTAGGTGTTCTCCAACCCGATGTAGGAGGCAGGGTCAAGTTCTGCCAGCCCCTTCCGTGCACGGGCGGTGTTGGCGGCGAACCGCTTCTGGTAGGCGGGCTGCTCACGGAGGGCGTAGATGATGGCATCGGGGTTGGAAATGTTCACCGTCTCCTTGACGATGATCTCGTTGTAGACGTAATCGCCAAGTTCTGCGAGTCCGAAGTCTGCGAGGACTTTGCTGATGGTTTGGCGGGCGTCGCGTTGCCGTTCGGCGCGGAGGCGTGCCTGTTCCTCCTCGTACTGCTGGCGGCGGATGCGCTCAATCCGCTCGACATCGGATTCCTCACGCGGCTCAGGCTCAGGCGCACCCTCCGGCGGGGTGATGCCAGGCGGGAGGACACCGGGGCCATAGCCAAGATCAATGCCGGGGATCGGCCCAATCTCGACGCCAGACACATCGCCATAGAAGCCGTAGCCAAGACCGGCAAAACCACTCGCTTCTGGCGTGTAGGGAACGTCGCTCATCAGGTCACCTTACCGAACGCCCGTGCAAGCGTCAGAGCGATGTCCGTCGCCTGATCGTTCGCCTGCTTCGTGTATTGCCAACCGAACACCGGATCGGACTTCACCTGACGAGTCCACTCCGACAACGACATCTGCCCATTCTTCGGATCACCAAACGCCCGCATATACGGGCCGCTCATCATGTCGATCTCGTTCTCGTCCCGCTCCAACAGCTGTGCCGCATACCGACGGTACGACGCACCAATGTCCTCCAACGTCAGCCCGGCGTCGATCTGCTCGGACAGGTGGGGCATCGCACCCTTCACGGACAGGCGCATACGCTGACGCAGGGCATCGGCAGTCAAGGTCTGACCGGTGGACGGCTCCGGCGTACCGGACAGCACAGACTGGATTTGGGCGTCCGTCACGTTGTACCCATACGCCTTCCCAAGACGGCGCAGGGCGGTTGCGTCCTCACCCTTCAACACATCCTGCATTCCACGCGGATTGTTCTTCCTCTGGAACAGCGTGTTGTAAACAGCCTGCTTCTCCGACGCACCAGTCAGACCGTTCCGAGCAACCGCAAACGCCACATCGTTGAGGGTCGCCTCATCGAAGTTCAGGTCGCCATAGGTAGATGCGATCCGATCCTTGACCGTCTTGACCAGCAGGTTCCGGTCAGCATCAACCATTTGGTCAAACGAACGTGCCGCCTCGACCGTGGTGCGCCAGTAGGTCGTGCCACGCAACTCGGCCTTGAACCGCTCCCGACCCTCTGCGCTGTTCAGGTCGTAGACGCCGTTCGGATCGGCGGCCTTAGTCATCAGGTCCAGCAGGTCCTGACCAAACGTGTTTACCGCATCGGCGGTCGTCCAAGTGTCCGAGTAGGACGGGAAATACTGTTGGAGAATCTTCTTCCACGCATCAGGGTCGGTCGGACGGCGACGGGCAGCAGTTGCCGCAGCCCTCGGTGTTCCAGCGGTCGTGCCGCCAGCAGCGACAGCCGCAGCCGTGCCAGCCGCAGCCGTACTCGTACCAGCCGGAGGCATCGCAGTACCCGCAGGCAGAACAGCCGTAGACGGGGCACCAGACACCGTTTCAGGGCCGGTACGGGTCGGACCGAGCGGACCGGGCACGCCACGCGGCGTACCCCGACTTGATCCGGTAACAGTTCCCGGAGGAGCTGACTTCGGCACAACTGCGACAGCGGTGCCGTTACGGGTCACATAGCCGTCCTCGGTGACGGTCAGACCCTTCTTCGCCAACGCTTCCTTCGCCTTAGCCGCAGCCTCGACCCACCTGTCAATGTCAGCCTGCGTCTTTTGCGGACCGGTGCCGACGACCCCCGCAACTTCCTGTGCGGTGATCTGCACCTTCTGTTCGGCTTTCAGATAGTCGTCAATCAGCTTCTGGTTCGCCTTTGACAACTTGGACTGGGCGGCGGCGATCTCCTGCTGGCGGCGTTCCGCCTCCGACACGGCAGGAGAAGTCAGGTTCTCCCCGACAGCCCTTGCCGCGCCAGCGATCCCACCGCCGACCGTTTCCCAGAAACCGGTGGTCTGCGCGTCAATCTGCGCCTCAACCGCAGCAACCGCAGCCTTCAACTCGTCGCCAGACAGCACCTGCGTACCGCCGGGACCCTCGACACGGAACCCCTGCCCCGGCACATAGACCGGCGACCGCAACGCCTCCAAATAGGCGCGAAGTTCCTCGACAGTCATCTCGTCCATTAGCCGGTCCTCAGCATCTCATTGAGAATGTTCGCCGCCTGCACGAACCGGTACGCCTTCGCCTCATCAGGATTCGCAGACGCCACCGTCTCCTGAGCCATCTCCACCAAAGTAGACGTGTCACCCTTCGCCTCACGCTGACGAATCTGAGCAATCAGACCCTGCACCTCAGCCTGCGTAAACCGGCGACCCAACGCCTCAACAGCCTGATCGTCCAATGACTTCTTGATCTGCTTCGCAGTACGGGCGACGCGCCCCGAGCCGCGCGATGCAAACTGAGCGCGAACGATGGGGAGAGTGTCCTTCCATGTGTACCCGTAATAGTTGGAAGTCGCCAACAGTTCGCTCATCGCCAGCAGGTCGTGAGGCTCAAACCCGTTCTGCGACGGACGCATATTCTTCGGGTACATCCCACGCTGGGCCAACTCCCGTTGCAAAGCCACCCGTTCATCGGTACTCAACTTGGATAGTTCAAGGAGCGACTCGGACATTTCGTTGTATTTGCGACGCTGCACGCGCCCTTGCTTGTCCGTAAGACTCGGGCCGGTATAGACGTAACGGCCCTTCTGGGCGGTTTCCATGAGATACCCAGTCCCCTCGGATTCGAGGATGGCGTATTCCTCAGGGGTGGGGGTTATAAAACGGGGAAGCGTCGGGTCCTGCTGGGACGTGTCGGCACCCGGCATCGCAGGGATGCCCTCCAACGCATACGGGTCCTTCGGCTGGTCAGTCGTACCGGTGTCGCTCAACTATCAACCTCGTTCATCAACTCACGATCCCAAATCCGCTGGAACTCCGGCGTCTTGTCACCGATAGCAGTACCGATACTAACAAGCCACTCACGGAGAGGTGCCGCCGCCTTCGCAGTACCAAACCCCTGCGCCGAACCACCCGACGCCTCATAGCGTGCAATCGCCTGATCCCGATAGTTCAGATACGCACCAATCGCCTGCGCGACCTCATTGCCCTGCATCTGCGGATCGGCAACAGCCTGCCTCAACTGGACAATCTTCTGCTCAAACTCACCAACCGTGAACACCGGCACCGCAGGGAACCCGGCATAACGGCGGTTGATCGCCTCACGCACACCCCGCAACCATGCCCGCTGTTCATCCGTTGGATACGCCCCGACCTGCTCCCTGTAATACCGGTAGATCGATGCACCCACCCGATACTGGGCCTTCTCCCACAGCTCCTTCGGGGTTAGTTCCTTGATCTGACCGGCCTTCTTCATCCGATCCCACGCCTCAAAAGAGAACGCATCGCCACCGGGGGCGAAGTAGCCGCCGACCAGCGAATACTTGTCGAGGAACCCGCCGTGGTTCCGTTCCCAGTCCACGAATACATCGGTTGGCTCGACGCCGCCGACCTGTGCTTCGGTCTTGGCGGCAAGGTAGAGGAATGCGTCCTCACCGAACATTTCCAACGCCCGTGGGATGGCGGTGTCATAGTTCTCGTTCTGCATCCGGTAGAACTCTTGGCTCACCGCAGACGCCAACATATCCATGTTGTCGGCGTTCTTGATGATGAACTCGTTGGACGGCGCGACCGGCCCGATGAACTGGGCAAGGGCACGCATCAAGGTCAGCACCTTCGCCGGGGTCTTGGCTTCCTCCATGAGCCGAGCCTTTGAGTCGGCATCCATGCCGTAGTCGCCGGAAGTCATCTTGGCACGCACCACGTCCAAATAGGTGTTGCCGTAGATGGTGTCCATGCGGTTCGGATCGTCGAACAGGGCGGACTTCACCTTCATCGCATACGACGGAATCAGAATGTCAGCGGTCGGTTCCTTGCGCCCATACGGGACGAGGAACTTCATCAGCGAATCCGTCTTAGGCGTATCAGGGATCAACTGGGAAGCAGCCAACTGCACCATCGGCCCAGCACCAGGCGTGAACTGCAAACCCATTGACATACGGCGCACCTCGCCCTTCAACGGTGCATCCACACCAGTAATCAACTGGGACAGTTCGCCGGACAACGGCAACAGGAACGAGTTTTCGCCGCTCACAGGGTCCTTGAAGAAGAACCCCTGACCATCCTGATCGTAGTCAGCCTTCTCCGCACCCGAATACATCAGCTGGGCACGCCGGATACGGGTCGGGTCCTCAATGGCGAACTTACCGAAACGGCTGATGATCTCACGCCAAGCAATCCCGAACGGCACCACGACGCGGGCGATGTCCTCCAAGTTGTTCCGGCTGGAAGCGTCATACAGGGTTTCTTTCACCCCACGGAGCGCACGAATCTTGGCGTAGTCATCCAACTGATCCAACGTCCCCAAGCCATCGGCCTTGTTGGACACGGCAGCCTTCTGCAACTTCGCCCAAATCTCCTTGCTACCCACATAGTTCGCAGGCGAAACCTTGTATTGCATGGCATAACTCTTGACCTGTGCGACGAGCTTCTGGGCGTCCTCCAAAGAGATCGCATCGACCTCCTTCACCACATAGTCGTAGTAATACTGGCGGAACAGCGGCGACTTTTCCAGATTACGGGTCCACGTCCCGTACAGGCCGTTGAAGAATCGGTCGGTCATCCGATCCATAATCCCGCGCTTCTCAGCCGACATTGACCGTTCCGCAATCTTCACCGAAGGCGGGAACCCCGTCGCGGCAGGGTTGGCGTCAAACTCGTCGATCTTGGAACGGATGAACGCCGCCAGTTCCTCGCGCCCCTCCACGCTGTCCACCACGTCGTTCCCGCTCGTCTCCCGCACCTGGATACGGCCCAGACCCTGCGCTGGGTCGTCGCTGATCTGCACCCCGACCCGCTCGACCACGTTGCCGTTGTTGTCCAGCCCGTAGTACCGGACGAGCCGCCCCTTCCCGGTCTGCGGGCCGTCAATCCTCGCAATGACATCGTTCACGTCAATGTCGTCCACCGGACCCTTCGGCACCTGCCGGTAACCGAGCGCGAACTTCAACTCGTCGTCCCCACCCGTTTTCAGTTCGACACGGGCACGGTTCAGCCGCTCCAACCATTCGGTCAGAACCTCGTCATTCACATCGTCGATCTTGACGAAGGTGGTCTTGCCATCCGGCGACGCATACTTGAACCCGGACTTCAATGCCCGTTCCAGAACCTCCAAGTAGCGGCGACCCTTCGGCATGGTGCGGAGATAGTTGATGTATTCGTCGGTGCCGACGCCCTTCGCCATAGCGTTCATCGCCGGGTCCATAGCGATCTGCAAAGACTCGTCGATGATTCCCTGACGCCACAGTTCCGGCTCCAACTGGCGATCCACCGTTTTCCACGCCCCGTTACGGGCGGCATTGCGGGTTGCCGCCACCGGGTCCTTCACGTTGGAACGGACGACCTCGTTGAACAACTCAAACGTCGTGTCCCCAACCTCGTCGGAAGTCACATCGTTGGCGTAACTGTCGATCAGTTCCTTGATGTTGCGTCCCGTGATAGTCCCGGTGCCCTTGCGTCCGGTCGCATACTGGATGTACCGCAGCGGATGGTTGAAGAAACCAGCCTTCCCGACGGTGGCGATACGGACCTGCGCCTCGATCATGTTGCGGAAGATGTACCCGCCGGTCATCAGGGCCAGCGGCTTCCAAATCTCGTTCTGCAACGTCTCCGCAACCTCGAACGGCATACGGACTTCGCCGGACTTGCGGGTCATCGCCTTCTTGATGAACGGGTTGGCGGTGATGCGACGCACCTGCCGGACATCGGGAAGAATCTTCACCCGCTTGGACAGCTCCAACAGCGTCCCCGGCCCGACAAGTTCCAGTTCGTCAATCTGCTGGGGGGACAGATGCTTGAACTGCTGCGGGTCGATCATCCCCGAGGCGATAGCCGCCTTCAAGAACCCGCCATCCGTCGCCTGCCCCGCAATGTCGAGGAAGTACCGCTCCGTTTCGGTGACAGCCTTCCGCGCCGACGCCAGAATCTCGTTGATCTGCCTGTCGCTTGCCCCCTCAGCCTTCAACAGCAGCTTGACCGCCTCGTCGTACACGTCGTTCATGCCCTCAAAGTCGAGGGCGTCCTCCGATTCCAGCGACCGCATCATCTTCGCCATCAGGGTCTTGCCCTCATCGGTCGCCGTGTAGCCACCCTTGATGGTGTTCAGGAAGTTGCCCATGTTGCGGACAGCCTCCGCATTGTCCTGTGCGGTACCCATCACGATCCGCTGCTTCGGCATCTCCGTCAGCAGGCTCGACCTGCGGAAGTTGTTGAAGAACGGAACACGCTCCGACAGGAACAGGGACTTTGCACCACGAATCTGGCGGATGTCCTCTGGGATCAGGTTCGGGTTGGCGTCATCCAACCGGTTCGCCACATCTGCGAACACGCCGAGGACATCCTCAGTTGTCTTGGCTTCGGAGAACCGCAGGGCGGTGGCAATGTCAATCTTGCCGCCGAACTGATCCATCATGATGGAGAAAGCGTCATCGTTGTTCGGGTCGGCAAGCCGCTCCACAAGACGGCGGGCACGACGATCCGTAGTCCAGAACTTGATGAACTTCGACCCATCGGCAAGCAACTGGTCGGACTTCTGGATGCCTGCCTGCGTCCGCAGACCGGCCTTCAACGCCGCCGCAACATCGGACGCCTCACCAGCCGCCTTGATCGATGGGGTTGCGGCACGAGCAGCCTTGAACGGTGCAATCGCCTTCCCACCCAGCACGGTGGGGTCCATCGTCACATTGACGACAGCATCCAACAAACCCGACGCAATGCCATACGCTTTCGTACCCGGCGTGAACACCAGGTTCGCCGCCCCACGCCCAATGGTCCACGCATGGCCGTTGATCTCACCCCGATATGCGCGGGCCTTCTCACCAGCCTTGCGTTCCAGCACGTTGTACCGGCGGCCAGTCTCGGGGTCAGTCTCCGACCGCCCCATGAACCAGCCCTCGCCACGCATCTCAGGGTTTTGGATCGCAGTCCCCAACTTGGTTGCCGTGAACCAGCCCTCTTGGAACAGGGTGTCACCCGGCTTGCCGAACTGGGCGACACCACCCTGCACAAACTCCGGGATGAAATCAAGGGCAGCGAACGCCCACCGTGAACCGGCACGCACCTTCCCCATGATGTTCCGGTCAAACCAGCCACGCTCAGGCTTGTTCGGATCAAGCTCGTTGCCGACCCGCTTCGCCTGTTGCTGCGACGCAAAATCAACCGCCTCCTGCGAGGCGTTGCCCTTCGCCAGCGCAAGCACCTGCGCCGGAGTCATCCACGGGTTCTGCCGGTAAATCTGCGCTATACGAGCCGACAGCTCGGGGGTGGCACTATTCCGTGCCCGCTCCTCGACCTTATCTTCCTCTTGAATGTACCGGTCTACGTTCTGTTCGCTGACCGGATCGAGCATCCACCGCAAGTCAGAGTCCTTCGCGCATGGCAGAGTCGATCAGGTCGAGCAGATCATCGTTCGGGAACATCTGGTAGATGGCACGCAACTCAGCCAACGCATTGTCCACACGGGGAATCGCCGTCCCTGCGGCGGCAGCGTTCGGACCCGGCCCGAAATCCGCACCAGCGGTCACCGGCTCAGCAGGACGCTCCGACGGACGGGTGAATCCACCCAGCGCACCAGGCTGACGGCGGGGACGCTGCGGGGCTACCTCGGTGGGGGACTGCCCCATCGGGACGGCACGCTGCGCCTCCATCTGCTTGCCAGCCTCACCATACGTCTGGCCGGTAGCCACCTGACGGGCAACCTTGCCGCCACCACGCAAATCCGACCTGTTCGGATACGACTGCATCTCGGACATTTAGCCTCCCAACTGTGCGAGCAACGCTTCAATCGGCGGCGCACCACCAGCCATCGGCGGGGCCGCCTGCATCTCCGCACCCATCCCCGGCATCGCAAGTCCGGGCATCGTCTCCGGCGAACCGGCAGGAGCAATCGCCGCCTGACGATCACGGGCACGCTGATCCGTCCGACGCACCGCCTCATACAACGGCACATCGTCCTGCAACACGAGCTTCGTCAAATACGCCAAATCTTCCGGCTGATACGGGCCGCCCGGCTGTGCCGCCTGCTGCTGGATTGACGACAGCAGGGCAGACTCGACACCCTCCGCGATGATCCGGTCATGCTCCAAATCGGGATCGGAGATGAGCGGGTCGGCTTCACGGGCGGATTCCTTGCTCATCAGACCTGTACCGAGTCGCTGACCCAACCCGACGATCAGGCTGTTCACATCCGACCCTGCCGCCGAATATGCGACATAGTGGAAGTCCGATTCCCAAATCTTGTTCGGCACATAGGTTTCGACGCCACGCACACCGCGCAAACCCATGTAGAACGTCTTGGGCTGGTCGCCCCAATATGCCCGCTCGATGGCGATGGCGATCTTGTCCTCCATCAGCAGCGACTGCTCAAACGTCGCCTGCGCCTCCTGCACCCGATAGTCCACGGTGGCGGACAGCACCGACTCGCCACGGCGACCCGTCCGAATGTTGGACGCCGACTCGCCACCAAACTCGGCGGGGATCGCACCCTCCAACCGCTCCTGCCGCTCCAACCTGTCAAGAGCCGTGTCGGTCTTGTAGCCGGGGTTCAGCTGCAACTGCTGGATGTCGCCACCCTTGACGATGCCCAACTGTCCGGCCTTGCCGTCCGCGACCTGCAAGATTTCTGGGTTCTCGCCGGGACGGGCGACCAGGTATTCCTCGGGGAAGATGCCACGCTCGATGGCGATCTCGGTGAGGGCTTGCAGACGGGCACGGGTGTAATACATTCCCAGCACACCGTCGAACTGGCCTCGGGGCCGGTCAAGGGTGATCCGGTTGGCGACAACGGCGAGCGGCATCCCGGTGCGGTTCGGGATGGATTCCAACATGATGGCTTCTGCGCCTGACCGTTCGGCAGGGTTGAAGTTCGGGTTGTCCTCCGCACCCAATACGACCATCTGGATGGCGTCGGGGGAGACGTACTCCAAGATCGTGTAACGGGTGTCCGCGTCAATCTTGCCCCACCGCAACTTCTGTGCGACAAGATCGCCGTAGGTGCGAAGCAGGTAGGAGGCGGTGACACGGGACGAGAAGATGCAGTCGTCCGGCAGCGGGTTGTCTGGGTCGTCCACGGGTGCGGCGAACGTGTCCAACGGATTGCGGACATCCCATCGTGGGGTCAGCGTCTTGAAGTCGGGGCGGATGATGACGCCGGACGAGGCGTAGCCGAGCAGGTGGCGGCTGCGGCGACGCATCTTCATCTGCATCCGGTTCTCATCCCAGATGGACAGCATTGCCCGCTTCCGCATCTTGGCGTTGCCCTTAGACCGGTCGGAACCTTCCTTCACCGCCGGGAAATACGGGGACGGCATGGTCGAGGACACACGCATCGACATCTGATCCAGACCCTGCACGAGCAGGTTGGCAACCGACGCCTTTGCGTTCCGATCCAACTCGTTGAGCGGGACGATCACATCGCCGTTCGCCAGTTCACGGACACGACGCATCTGCTCATGCACAGGGCCAAGCAGTCGCCGCCTCTGATTGTAGAGTTCTACGATTTGGTCGGTATCAAGCACGCCGACCGAAATGTATCAGATGACAGTTACCGCTTCGTTCCGGAACGACCACCGCCACCAGACGTGCGCTTCGCTGGCTTGGTCGTGTTGCCGAACGCACCGGCCTTCTGCATCTGGTAGGCAGTCACAGCCGCAAACGGGACTGGACTTTGGCGGACCAGCAGCGACGCGCCAGTCAGCGCATTCGTCCTAGCCGTATCAGCGACGAAACTGCCAGCCTTCCCTGCCAGCTCACGAGGCGTGAACGAGGTGACATTGGTCGGGTTCACGCCCTGATTGCGGGCCGACTTGATGATCGGCAGTGCAAGTGCGGCGACGGGGCTGGCCGCAACGAGGCGGTTCGGGAACTGGTCCTTCTGCGAGCCGAGGTACGACTTGATCCAATCCATCTTGGAGGTGCCCTTCGTTGCGGGGGTCGGGGCGGCGGTCCGCGCAACCTTGCCGGTGGCGGGGGACATCATCCCTACCATCGGCTCCTGACCCATCCGATCCGGCTTCTTCGTCGTGTACGAAGTCGTCTCTGGACCCATTCGCGTCGTCGATGGCGTAGCGGCTTTCGTGCTAGTGCTAGTCGTGGTCGTCGTCGCCTTCTTCGGCGCACCAAACGCGGCACGCTTCACCTTGCCCGTCTGCCAGTTCTGACGGAGCTGGGCACGCACCGCAGGGGTCACCTCCTTGCCCGCAGCCTTCAACTCCTTCACACGGGTCTGCACATAGAACTGCTGCTTCGCCGCCTCACGCGACACACCCTGCGCCACCTTCTCGGCAACAAACTTCTTGCGCTGCTCCTCCAACGACGGCGGAGGGGCCGGAGCAGGGGCAGGGGCGGTGGAGGACTTCTTCATCTTCTTGGCAGCCATGAGCGGAACGGTATCACATCCAACTTGGACGCCACAGTTTCGGTGGCTGCTTCACCGGGGACAGGTTCGGGATGTTCAGCATCGCAATCCAGCAGGCCATCACCAGGTCGGTTCCGTTCTTCTTGTCCCGAGTCCATGAGGCGTGTTCGTCGATGAAGGCGAGGGTTTTCCAGTTCTCCCTCATGGTTGGCAGCCGGATCGATCCGGTGCGGAACAGTTGGGGGAGGATCGCCTCGACGCCGAGGTCGGCGTCAATCTTGTTTCGGGCCGTCGTGTGGGGGATGACGTTCACCTGTTGGAGCGACTGCCATTTGCGGACGAAATCGTGGGCGAGGAGGAAACGCTGGGCAGCGTTGATCTCCACGACCCAATGGGAGATGGGGTAACCCATCTCCCACGACCGGTTTTGCCAGTCCTCCATGATGCCCGAATATTCGCCGGAGGTGGTGTCGTAGCCGAGCAACTGTTCGGCGGTCAGCTCGACCCGTTCCACGTCAATCAGGTAGCGGAGGTTCGTTTCGGGTTGGAACAGCCACCATTGGATCGCCCAGAACTTTGTGGGTGAAGGGTCTACGGAGGCGATGGAGATGACGGGCGGGTTGAGGCCGCCGGGGACGTAGCCGGGTTTCCGGTCACCGTCGATGCAGCCGGGGTACAGCACGCCGTCTGGCCCCATTCCGCCGGTTGCCCAAACCCGTTCGATCAGATAGTTGCCCTCTGCCTGGTCCTCCTGCTGGTAGACGACCGCGAACTTGGCGGGGTTGGAGTAACGGACGTACGACAAGTCCTTCCATGACAGCCGGTATGGGTCGAGGAGGGGGCCGTCGGGCCATGCGGGTGCCGTGTTGCGCCGTGATTCTTTCCCGGTGTCCAGTTCGTCGTAGTACGCCTTGTAGATCAGGTGGTGGTACTTGTGCTTTTTCAACGGTTCCTTGCCCCTAACCGTCGGATCGGTGGTATCCGAACCGTCGTAGTCGTCGTCAAAGTCCTCATAGGTGATCTTCCCAAGACAATGTGCGTACAGGTCGAGCGGGCCGAGCCGCTGCCCGATCACCGCCAGCAGACCGCCCGGATCGACACGGGCTTCCGCCATCGAATCCCACCGTTCAATCAGCTTGTCCCGTGCCGCCGACTCCTTCGCATTCTCCGGCGAGGCCACATCGTCGAAAAGGCACAGGTCGGCACGGTGACCGATGAACTCTGACTCGATTCCATACGCCGAAACGGTCGGTTCCTTGTTGTCCAACCCACCCAAGTCCTCTTGTTCGACGATGAACTCCTCCGCCCGCCACAAAGAACCCGACTGAGAAGGCTTGAACCGCCCATAGTCAATCGCAAGGCAGGCTTCGGCCTTGATTGCCAGCCCCTTCTCGATCAGAATCGGGTCAGGGTCAATCGGAAACTGGCGTTCAAGGGTTTCTCGGATGCGCCGCGAATACATCTTCGCCAACGCCTGCGAAACGGAGCCGATCATCACACGAATCTTCCGGTTCTTCACGATCTGCCATACCGCAACATCGTGAAACAGCGTCGATTTGCCTGCTCCTGGGGGACAGTTGAGGACGAGGAACTCTTTCTCGTCGGACATCAACCATTGTTCGATCTTGTATGCGGCATCGACCTGCCACGGGGAGGGGATGCGGCCCAGATAGCGGCGGCGGAAATAGTCAAAATCGACCAGTCCCCGCTTCGCTTCCTCAGAAAGCCGGTCATATGGGATGACGGGCGGCAGGTCGGACACGTCCATGACCTTCTGCCAGGCGTCATTTTGGACGCCCCCTTCCTTCCGACGCACCTTCTGCCCGTCCAACTTGGCGATTTCCAGCTCGGCCTTAGCCTCACGTTTCTTCGCGTCCCACTTTTGAGCCGTGTTGTAGTGGACCCCAGCGATTTTGGCGGCTTCTTTGATTGTCATCCCCGATGCACGGGCCTGCCAGAAGCGGGCTACGTCTTGTGGGGGGACTTGTCTGCGTCCCGATCTACCTGCCGTCATTTGCGTGCCGAATCCTAGCCTCGGCTATCGCCGCATATTCTGTGTCCTGTTCGATGCCAAGAAACCGGAAGCCTTCCAGTACGGCGGCTTTGCCGGTGGAACCTGATCCGCAGAACGGGTCGAGAACCAGCCCGTTGAGTGGGGTGACAAGGCGGACAAGGTAACGCATTAGTTCGGTCGGTTTCACAGTCGGATGATGGTTCGCTTGTTTGGCGACGCCTTTCTCATCAAAAGTTCCCATCCCTGTTTTACTGCGCTGATCGGGACGCTTCTCAGGCATTCCGTCGAGTCCTTCGTTGCGGTCTTTCTTGCTGGTTTTCGCACAGTAGAAAAACCGGGCGGCTGAGGGAAACAGTTCAAGCACCTCGTCTGAACCGTCGTGGATCAGGTTCGCAGGCCAACGACCCAATAACTGACCGCTGGTTTGATGCGTTTCTTGGGGCTTGCTATCCCCATACTTGCCTTTGCTTATAGCGGATTCAGAACCTCGTGAATGATTACTGATTATTTCGTCCGTCTCCACCCGGCAGCCGTCAATGTTGAGTGCCCCCGTCCCATATGCCAGCACGTTCCCAGCCACCGTCCCCACAAGCGGTTTCCGAGCCACCACGATTGGCTCGTGTGCGGGCTTCAACGCCGTACCCCACCCCTGCCAATCCTCACACCCATCCTGCTTCCCCACATTCAACGACTTCGGAAACCCGCTGCCGTACACCCACATGATCTGATCCCGAATCTCAAACCCCGCGTCCTCAACTGCACACGCCAACCGGTGATACGTCCTCGACCCACCAAACGCCAACAGGTGACCACCCGGCTTCAACACGCGCAACACCTCCCCCCACAAACCCACGTCATACGCCACCCCAGACGCATCCCAACTTTTACCCATAAACCCAAGCTCATACGGCGGATCACACACCACCGAATCCACCGACCCATCCCCCAACTCGCCCAAACGGACACGGCAATCCCCAACCCACACAGACCAAGTTGCCACCACAAACCTCCCTCACTATCATCATAGACCTATGACAAAGCAACTTGGAACCCCCGGGCGGGTCATCCGCCGCAAAGAGTTGAAGCCCGAATCCCAGCTGTCCGACAAAGAACTGTTGGCACAAGCAATGCGAGAAGCATTGAAGTGGCAGCAGGAAAAGGCGCGGGGACGCTTGCACTAGCCACCCCACCTGCTACACTCAGCCCCACAACCGCAGGGCACCCGCCGGGAGGCGGCAGCCAACCCTCATGGGCTAGACCCCACACCACCATCCACCACTAAGGGTGCAGGATGGAACAATGGGATGGGAACGCCACACGTGACCGGAAACGGGGTTCGACCCCTACGCACCCAAACAGCCATCGAACCGGGCTAAAACGATACGCCCAACGGCAACGATGATACTGAGGGGTAAGACAAGCAATAAGGGTGTCGGCTAAAACCATTGGCTACGGCCACCCGTCTCGGCAACGAGCGAAGCGTGGGGGGAGCCACAAACCATCCCTACCCCCAGCCCAAACACCGGGCCTTGATCCGCCAAGCGGTACCCCCAGCACGGGCTCAAAGCTGACAAACACACAAGTGTTAGAAGCACACCCAACCACAAACCCACCCACACCAGCCGAAGCACAAAACCACACAGCGACAGAAACGCATATAAACACGCCCGCCCGCCCGCGCCTCGGCAGAACCCCGGTTCATGTTGGCGGCGTGGCCGGTGCGAGCTGCCCAACATCCGCCAGGCGCAACGTCGCGTGCGATCCTCGAACCCGCGCACCCGCCCCCCGATCCGGTGCGCTCGACAACCGACGGGGGCACGACAACCGCGCACCAACCGCACGACACGGCCCGAACAACGCGCACCGCCCGGAAATAGCGAACCGCCCGCACCCTCACGGGGCACGGGCGGTCGCCGTCACGGTACGCGGCGGGAAGTCCCGCCTATGTCTGTCGGGTTAGTAGCAGGTGCAGTAGGTGTCGGGTTCCATGCACCGCGCGCAATGGTCGGCGTTGCCGTGGGTGACGGCGAGGACGGCGAGGGCGTATTCGGGGGTGTCGGAGACGATGAGTCCGCGTGTCTTCCATCCGTCGCGGGTGTCGTTCTCCCATAGGACGGTTGCGGCGGCGGTTGCGGCTTCGCGTGTCGGGTATTCGGTGCCGGTGTTACCGGCGAGGTATGCGCCGTTGGTCATGTAGATACGCCATGTTCGGGCGGTGCCGGTTGGCGGTGTCGGGTCGGTGTCGGTATGCATTGGGTGTCTCCCTAGCTGTTGGGTGCGGCGGTTGCCGCACGGGGTGAGTGTAGCGGG